ATTGTAGAAGTTAAGAAACAATGGCACGTTAAAACGGGAACTTATAAAGAGGAGTTTGATAGCGGTCAAGGTTGGGCAGTTGAAAAAATAGGAATGCCGAAACATTTGGGAAGTTGTTGGATGAAATTATATGTAAAAAGAAGCGGGTTAGAATATGAATTCACATTAACACGATAATTATGGCTGATATAACAAAATGTAGCGGGTTTAATTGTCCGTTAAAAGATAATTGCAAAAGGTATAAAGCAATAGATGGGGATTGGCAATATTATTTTACAGAAGTACCATACAAAGATGGTAAATGTGAAATGTTTTGGGGAGCAGAAAGTGAAAGTATTTTAAATCAATTAAAGAAAATTACTTTAGGTTGTTTACTTTTATTTTTAATGTCTTGCGGAACTATAAAAAAGTCAAGTTCAGTTATCGAGGAAAACACTACTACTGAAACCGATATAATAAAGTTTAGCAACTCGTTTACATTAGAACCTGTTGACCTGGATAAACCTATTCTTTTAGGAAAAGATACAATCTATAACACAAGGGTAATTTATAACAATTCAAAAGAAACTATTAAGGAAAAGCAAAACATTGATTTTAAAGAAGAAAAAAAAACTAAAGAGGTTGACTATTCGGAAACTATTAAAATAGTCGCAAATCGGTTTATGTGGCTTGTAGGTATACTATTTGTTTTGTTTATTGTATTGAATTGGATAAAAAATAAAACCACCTTGTTATAGGTGGTTTTTTAATTAAGTTACCCAAATATCAAATGGATTTCTATTCCGTTAGCATTTCCTTTCAATTCTTTTTTACCTAAAATCTTTGCGTAATTGTACGCTGGTAATAGTGGATTCTTTGACTTTACCTGTGCGTTAATTGTTTGAGGTGTTTCTCCTACAAGTTTAGCGAATTGATTTTTATTTTTCGCATTTTCTGAAATTAGTTTTTCTAATATGTTCATATCTTATTTAATTTAGTGTGACAATCTTTGCATCTGTAATATTTCTTTTTATAATTGTAAGTCCATCTGTGGTTACAAAATAGTTGTTTAAAAAATTCAATTATTTTCATTGTTATTTATTTTTAATTCTTCTGACCATTCTATTATATATTGTTCAATCGTAATAGGATGCCAAGTTAACGCCACAAGGTGTGATTTAAACGCATCAAATAATTGTTCTAAAGATACATCTGAATTTTTAAATTCGGTGATGTACAATTGCTCTTTTGTTTCTGTTGTTATTTTCATAATTAAGTTTTGATTTCTGCAAATATATAAATAACTTTTTTAATAAAAAAATTTTTTATAAAGTTTTTTCGTAATACATTTGCAATATCAAAATCAAACAATATGAAAACAATTATCTTTTTATCAGTTGCAACTATCGGAATGAGTAGCGATAATTTTTTAGTAATGTCAGGTGCATTACTTATATGTGGAATATTAACTTTAAAATCAATAAAAAAATGAAAATTGAAATTAAATCTATTTTTGGGGAAGTATTATTTACTTACGAATCAGAAAAAGCAACTATTAAAGATGCAGTTGAAAAAGCAATTAAAAAAAATATTAGTTTAAAATTTGCCAATTTGCGTTCAGCCAATTTGCGTTCAGCCAATTTGCGTTCAGCCAATTTGAGTTCAGCCAATTTGCGTTCAGCCGATTTGAGTTCAGCCAATTTGCGTTCAGCCAATTTGCGTTCAGCCGATTTGTATTCAGCCAATTTGTATTCAGCCGATTTGTATTCAGCCAATTTGAGTTCAGCCGATTTGCGTTCAGCCGATTTGAGTTCAGCCAATTTGAGTTCAGCCAATTTGAGTTCAGCCAATTTGTATTCAGCAAAAAATATAGAAAATGCTAATTTAACTATATATTGCAAATGGAATCATTCAATTATAAATAATAAAATACAAATAGGTTGTAAAGAAAAAACAATTGAAGAATGGGATTTGTTTTTTGGAAGTGATGAAGTTTTTGAAACACAAAGAAATACAGAAGAATTTAAACAAATTCAAGCAGTTTACGAATCATATAAGGCTTACTTAACTTTTTTAAATAAATAATTATGAAAACACTTTGGGAACGATTATCAGAAGAAAATAAATTAATTTTATTAGAGAACCAAAAAACATATCCTACGTTATATGGTAGTATTATTTCAAACCTTAAAAATACTTTCGGCTGGACTAATTTAAGCGTATCTGATGCACATAATTTAGTTCAAGACTTAACAAATTACGACAAGGATTTTATTACAATTTTAGACGAACTTTTTAACAACAATTAATTATGAAAAAATTTAGAGTTTATTTTTGGAAGGAAACAGGAGATGAATGCATTGATAGGGAAGTTGAAATAGTAGCTTCCAATTTTGATGAATGTTACAAAGCATTCAGGGAAGCATTTAGATTAGTAAAAATTAGAGAAATAAGAGAAATATGAAACTAACAATAGAAGTTATAGATGGTCGTTGGACTGTCAACGGAAAATTACTGCACGAATTAAATCCAAATGAAAAAAACGCACTTGACCAATTTATTAAATCTTACGAATAATGGAAGCAAAAGAAAAGGCAAAAGAGTTAGTAAATAAATTTTATTCAAGGGTTGATGAAGAAGGATTACTTGTTAACAAGTATTGGAGTAATGCAAAATTTTGTGCATTAATAGCAGTTGATGAATTAATAAGTATATCATTACCAAGTAGTGAGTTTGGTGGTGTAATTAGTAATAATACTACTGAATATTGGAATGAAGTAAAAAACGAAATAGAAAAACTATGATACATTTAGATGAAGCAATAGAAACACCTAAACACTACGATAATAGCAAGGGAACGCTTTACAAGGTAGCAACAGAAAGAAATTGGAATCCATATCTTTTTGATATTGTAAAAAGATTAGAAAGAGCCGAAAAAAAAGGCGAATTTAAAACAGATTTAGAAAAGAGTATTAACGTTATTAAATTATGGTTAAAAGAAAATGGAACGAAATAAAGAAACGCACAACGCATTAGAATTATTATTAACTGCTCAATTATTTTTAGATATATTTGAGAATTACAATCTTACCGGACTTGAAAAGAAATTTGGGAATATGTTTCACAACGCACTCGAAGTAAAAACTATTAAGCATTATAACGAGGTTTACAAAAATGATGCAGAATTTGCTCTTAATAGTTTAAATATGAAACAAAGAATGATTACTCAAATTGCAGAACTAAACGAAGCAGACGCAATTTTATTAAGCGAGTTTATTAAAAAGTTTATCGATAACATAGAAATAGCGAGAAAAAAAGGAGTAGTTTTTTTTGATAAAATAATTTAAGATGAAACTAATAGATAAAATACAAAAAGCACACAGTAATAAACCGAGCGATTATTCAAGAGTTTACAATCCTACTGCTGAAATCATAGAACAAATCGCAGAAGAATTTGCTAGGGATTTTGCGGAGTGGACCTGGAACAAATAATTGATTACAATAAACGATTGTGGTTATTTTGAATATAAATTTAATTTATACACAAGAAAAGAACTATTAGAAATATTTAAAAACGATAAAAAGTTATGAAGTACATTTTAATATGGATTGCATACGAATTTTTAAGGTCAAAAATTATTTGGCTATGGTATTACCTAATTAAAGAAAAATAAAATGACACCACACGAAATAAAAGAATTTTACGGCATAGACATAACAACAAACAAACGTGACAAATTGTTTATTTATTTAAGAGCCATCTATACAAAAGAAAATATTGAAACTATGAATATTATAGAAATAGCTGAAAATCTCAAAAAAGATAGGACAACTGTTTTCTACATTTTAAGGACTTACAATAGTTATAAGAATGATGTATATTTTAAATTGATTTTAGAATGTTACCAAAAAAGGGATAAATCATTACTAAAAAAATCAAACGAGTTTTTATTTTTAAAAGTTAAAGAAAAAAACGATTTTGATGCTTTAAGAATCAAAGTAAAACAATTATCTAAACCAAACATTGTAACGATTAGAAAAAATAAAACAGATGAAATAAAATCAAAAATTAAAAGACCGCATATTTTAGAAGTGGCAAAGAATTTAAGAAAAAAAAATATATATTTAAACGACAAGGTTTACATAACCTGGACTAACGAAGATTTTAAAACTTATGAGCAAATTATCCAAGCGTAAGAGTATAGTAGCAGTTGGCAAAAGAATACCGACCGCTTACGAAATCCAAAAAGATAACAGATTAAAAGCTATTGAAGTGGCAAATAATACACCTGATGAAATAAAAAATAAAAAAATTAAATACTTACTAAAATGAGTTGCAAAACATTAAATAAAATTTTAGCAGACGCTGGAATTAAAACCATAAGACCTGAAAATAAAAAACATGCAATATGGTTAGAATATGGAAATAAAAGAATTATAAGACCGAATCCTGACGCTTGTTATGATGAGGTTTTAAAACATTTTTTAATTGATTTAAAAGAATTTGAGTAAAATATATGATATGAAAGTAACAGATAAAATAACAATAACGAATGAAGATAATATGCTTTTAATGGCACGTTATCCTGATAACTATTTTGATTTAGCTATTGTTGACCCTCCTTATGGAATAAATGCTGATAAGCCATCGGAAAAACCAATTAAAATACTTCAAAAAAATGGTATTTTTTTAAATGTTAAAAGAGCTGATTATAATCATAAAAATTGGGATGATGTACCAGCAGACAATAATTATTTCAATGAATTATTTAGAGTTTCTAAAAATCAAATTATATGGGGCGTAAATTATTATGACTATAATTTAATAGGTGGCAGAATTGTATGGAATAAAATGAATGGAGATAATGACCAATTTGGTTGTGAAATAGCTTATTGTAGTTTAAATAAAAGAACTGACATTGTAAATTTTTTATGGTCAGGTATGTTTCAAGGTACTTATTGCGGAACAGATATTAAAAAAGCAATT